ATAAATTTAGCAAATTGTTCTGCTCCTGTAGCTGGTATTACTCTTAGTTGGACTATACCTGTCCAAAACATTTCCATTGCTTTTGGGAGGAAAGGATCATCTTCAGCAATAAGATAGGTATGATCAAACATAAAGTCCATCCACTCTTTTGGATTCATACCATCAATCTTATTCTTAGCTCTTTTCATTCCTCCGAAGTCCCATACCCAGTTTCTTTCATCTAGGTCTCCTTCAAAAGTAATTTTAAAAGAAATACCATAACCATGAAGAAACCTACAGTGAGTACCTTCTGCTCTCCATTGACGAAATACTGTAGAGTATCCGTCAAAAATTTTTGTTGATTGAAATTTCATAACTTTATTCTATTTTTGTTAATTGTGCTACTAGTTCTTCTACTAGTTCAATTAAACGAGATTCATATTGAGAAGCCACCTCGGGATTTGCTTCTACTTTAGCTTGGATTTCATTTAATTCGTTTTCAACTGTTTGAAGATATTCGTTTATTTCGTCCATAATTGTAAATATATAATTTAATTTTTAAATTTCCAAATAAATTTATTAGATGTTTTTCTATTACCTCTACAACATTCGGATATTCCTGAAAGTGGGGTTTGGGTTAATCTGTGGGCTTCACTAATTGAGGGATATTCAGTTAATAGGTTATAATATAAATCATATTGTTGAACTATTTTATTACCCCCAGCATTAGGTTTTGATTTATTTTTATTAGATAATGATATTTTAGATTTTTGTTCGTCACTCATTATTTTGCCTTTATTGGGACTTATTTTACCTTCCATTGGAGATTTTCTACCTTTATTAGATTGACTAATTTTATTTTTAGTTATTTCACTTACTAAATGACCTTTAGTTGATTGACTTAATTTTAAACAATGTTCTTTAGTTCGTGGTGGTTTTGGTTTACCTTTTAATTTACTACTTTTTAATAATTTAGTAAACATTGATTGCACATCTGTACCTCCACCACCTTTATTTTTGTTTTCTAAAACAAATCCCCAACTTTTAAATAAACTAATATAAAATGTTTCCCAATATTTCCAATTATTAGAATCTACTAAATCTATAGTATGAAGATGTATAGTAAAATCTTTACGTTTAGCTCTATGACTATTTTGTCTATTAGAGGGTTTATTGGTTTTTCCTATATAAAAAGGAATTCCTTCTCGTTCTAAATAATAAATGTAAGTTTTCATAATATTTTATTTATTATAAATATTAAAGAAGGGCATCTTTGTACCTAGCCTTCACAACTCACACAGTCTGCTTGACGTGATCCTAAATCACCTTTAATTACTGAATCTGTTCTTAAATAATATAATGTCTTTATCCCCAGTTTCCAACTCTCTATATGGACTTGGTTAATCCATTTAGGAGAATCTTGAGGATCAAACGATAAATTTAAAGATTGTGTTTGATCTATATATCTTTGTCTAATTGCGGCTTGTCTAACTAATTCTAACTGGTTGATTTCAGGGAATGTTAAGAATAACTCTTTTTCATCTGGGGTTAAGATATTATCTGGTAAGTTTAGCACTGAGCCGTTGTCTTTAAGCATTTGGTCCCACCATTTATCTTTATTTTCGTTTTTAGACTCTAATAATGTTTCTAATACTTTATTTTTACGAATAAAAGTACCTTTAGCACCATTAAATGTGTAAATATTTGCGGGTAACGGCTCAATTCCTGCCGAGATGCCGCCTGTTATTACACTATTAGAGACCGTTGGAGCTATCGCAAGTAAATGCGTATTACGCATACCAGTTCCACGACACCATACTGGTTCTCCGTATTCAACTGCTAATTGTCTTGATGCAGCTTCTGCTTCTAGTTTAAGTTTACTAAAAATATTATGAGTATGAGCAGTTGAAGCAATTGAATTGAATGGTAATCCTTTTTGTTGTAAGAATGTATGCCAACCCATCACACCTAAACCTAATGCTCTACCTTTTTTAGCGTGATTGTATGTTCTAATCATGCTTTCCTTACCGCTAGTTTTATCAATAAATTCTTGCATTACACCATCTAAAAAGTAAATAGACATCTGGACAGTATCTGTATCTTTCCATTCATCGTATTTGGCTAAATTTAATGAAGATAAACAACATATAAATGAATGTTCTTCATCTGTATGTAATGTAATCTCTGTGCATATGTTGGTCATAGACACATCAAGATTATTCATTAAATATGAAATAGGGTTTGCTTTATTTACATTGTCTTTAAACATAATGTAAGGTTCACCTGTTTCCATTCTTGCTTTTAAAATTTTAGTCCAACGCTCTAAAGCTACTTGGTCTCTTGCTTCTAATTTTCTCATGAATGTGTCATCTACAACAATACATTGATGTAAATTTAAACATTGTCTGTTTGGATCACCTTTAGGACGACGAATTTCTAAAAATTCATCAATATCAAAGTGATTAATATCTAAATTAACTGAAGCAGCTCCTCTACGAACTGATCCTTGATTTGTAGCAATAATAGTTGAATCATAAATTTTAGCCCAAGGCACTACACCTTCAGATTTACCATTTCCTTTAATCTCAGTTCCTCTACCTCTAATTCTGGATAAGCTAATACCAACTCCACCTCCTACTGATGTTAACTTCATCAATTCAGCGTTAGTTAAACCAATACCTCTAATTGAATCTGGGGTGTCTATTCCAAAGCATGATATTGGTAATCCTCTACTAGTTCCCATATTAGACAATACGGGTGAAGCAAGTCCTAACCACCCATTCCATAATATCTTAAAGAATTTGTTTTCTAAATCAGGTCTGTTTAGTCTAGTTGAAGCTGCTATAGCTACTCTTCTATATGCTTTTTTAGGAGTTTCTCCAGGTAGCAAATATCCCTTGCTGATTGTTGCTAATGAGATTTCGTCGAAATACTCAGGGAAATCACGTCCTCTCTCCCACTGTGTGTAGTCGATAGTTAAATTGTTGTCCATATAAATTTTAAAATAAATCGTTTGCGTCCCAGTTTTGGACTCCTTTTGAATAATTAGTTACTCTATTAGCGAAGAAATCTGTATGTTGTTTTCCTGCTGATAGGCTATCAAACCATTTCATTCGTTTAATAGCAGCATCGTCAATTCCATTAACAACAGGTTCATAACCTAAATCTTGCATTTTTGTATTAACTCTATATTTAATAAAGCTAACTAAATCGTATTTTGAACAACCATCTAAATCTCCCATTTCATAAACTTTATCAATAAAATCTAATTCTAATTTTAAAGATAATAAAGCAGCTTGTTTAATTGCTTCTTTTAATTCAGAAGTATTCAATTCAGGTTTTTCACTCAATAATTGTCTAAACAGCCAACATCCTGCTTCAGAATGTAAAGATTCGTCACGAATTGACCATTCTACAATTTGTCCTACACCTTTTAATAAATTTCTCAACTTAAATGATAAAAGAATTGCAAATGATGAAAATAAATTAACACCTTCAGTAAATGCCGAAAATATTGCTAATGATTTTGCTCGTTCACTCCAATCTACTTCGCCTGTAAAACTATCTCTTACATCCATTAGCGATTGAATTTTAGCCATTGTAGATTCATCTTCAAGAAATTCGCTAAAATCGTCAAGACCTAATTCTTCATTTAATAATGAATACGCTTCAGCATGAATAGTTTCAAAAGAAGCAAATGTAACAGCCATTTTAATAATTTCAGGTTTTCTAAACCATTGTGTTACTAAATTTGACCAATAATCATTTACAACTGTTTCGGTTTGTGCAAAACCTTTTAAGATAGAACCAATAACATTTTTTTCAGTTTTACTTAAATTTTGTTTCCAATCATTTACATCGGACATCATTGGAACTTCAGTGTGTAACCAGTGAGCTTGTTGTTGTTTCATCCAAAAATCATGTGCTTCTGGGTATTCAAATGGCTTGTAAACTACTCTCTCTTTGGTAATATCTCTCATATATTGGTTTTAAATTTTAAATCGGGATTATAAATACATTAAAATAGGGCCTGATCATTATTAAGGATGAAGTTTCTTAAGAAATCTTTTTCATCTTTGTCTACCGCATTGTAATCGTTGGTTTTACTGTTTAGTGATGGGGTTTCTATTTCAAGAAAGTCTTCAAATATTTCAATTTTACCCATTGATGTATCTATAGTTGATGCAAATGTCATACCATCTCCACCTAATCTATTTTTCATAACATGCCAACGTCCCGTATTTTCTAATTTATCTTTTCTATTTCTAGCTAAAGATAATACAATATCACCAATCATCAACTTAGAATATGAACCTGCTATATTATCCCCTTCAATAATATCACTTTTAGCACCTGTTCTGTTTGCTTGTGATGGTGTTACAATAGGTAAACCTAATTCAGTAGCTAATCCTCGAATACTTGTGTATATATCTTCTGTACCTTCTAATCTATCTCGTGATGAATTTTTAAGTAAGTCAATATAGTCAATATAGATCACATCAGGTACAAATTCGTATTGCATTCTAAGTTGTTCAATATGCTGTTCAATATTATCTAATGTAGTTTTACCTGCTGGGAATTCTTTAATTTTAATTTTACCAGGTATTTCTTGAGCCATTTTCTCAATTTCTTTACGGTGCATTGTAATTTTATCTACAGGAATACCTAATAAATTAGCATCCATACGTCTTGCTACATAAGTTTCACTTAATTCAAGCGTATAATACAACACATTAAATCCTAATTTAGCAGCATGTGTTGCCATATCAATAATAGCCCATGATTTACCACCACCAGGATTACCAAATATAATAACTAATTCACCTTTACCATAACCGCCTTGTGTAATACCGTTCATAACATCCCAAGGAAATGGAATTGGTGATCTATTATCATCACGATATCTAGTTTCAACATCTTTTTCATACTCGTGACCAATAGATCGTATTTCACCTACCTTAAGTGCATTAAGAATTAATTGTCTAATGGAATCAAAGTCGTTAATACTTAACAAATCGGTAGAAGCAATAATAGCTTTTTTCATTTGTTGATTTCGACAGAAACCTAAAAATTCATCTTTAACATACTGGACATCAGTTTGTTCTGATTCTCTGTAGGCTTGAACTAATTGTTCTTTAATAGCAATCTTTAAAACATCGTTTTCTATTTTTTGAACTTCAACTTTAAGAGCTTCCATTGAAGGAACAGTGTGATACTTACTAAAGTATTTTAAAATCTCTTTTATAACCCATTGATGAGATGTGTTTTCAAAATAATCATCACTTAATGATTCAGAAATTGTAATAAGGAAATCTCGGTCTGTTAATAGGGCACCAATTACTTTTGTTTGGAAAGTAGGTCCGTATTGTGATAATTTTGAGAGAGTAGTCAATGTATAACCTTTTTAAATTGTTAATAACCTATTTTTATAAATGTACTACCTTAGAATGAGGGATCCAAAGGTTTCTGCTAACCAAGCATGCGTATTTCCAATAGAATTTCGCAAACCGTCTGCTTCGTAAAGCATTACAAACCCTCCAATGTTTAATGGAGTAATTTCTTCATTTAATGAATCAATTATATCTTCTTTACTTTCGTCTGATATATTAGGTGTGCGTATATTCATTAATTGATAGTTGATTTTTAATTGTTGTTTGGATTCTAATATACTCCCGTGAAGATGACTAGTTCCTACGTTATCTTCGCTTATCTCGTAAATATCGTTTAGATCTAATTCGCTTTCTCCAGACAAATCAAACATTTTAAGGATTTTTTTAGGTCCTAATCCTCGTATCCCTGGTAGATTATCTGAGTTATCGCCTAATAATGCCTTGTAGAGTAGAAAGTTATTAGGGTGTACATTAAATTCGGCTAATACATCCTCAACTTTGTAAGTTTTGCGTTTAGTTGGTGAATATACGTGTACTTTTTCACTAATTAATTGATAAAAATCTTGATCTGCCGACATAATTGTAACTTCGTTACAAGTTGGGTCATTCTCATAATGTTTTGCTATAAGTCCAATACTATCATCGGCTTCAATTTTATCAATTGATATTAAACTAACAGGAAGTTGTTTTAAATAATGAATTAAACGAGACATTTGTCCTGACATTGCATCACTTTCGTCTTCTTTATCATCAAACACATCCCAATTCATAATACGAGCAATATTTCTATTTCCTTTATAATCAGGATATAGGTTCTTTTTATTTTGTGTACTACCTGTACCATCAAATACAAGAATTACTCGAGTAGGGCGGAATGTTTTAATAGCGTAACCAACACTTCGTAAATAACCAACCAGACCACCTATATGGTGGCCTGCTGGGTTAATTGCATTTACTGTTGCAAAGTTTCTCATGAATGTATTCATTGAATCTACAACAAGTATTCTGCTATTTCTAGTTGGTTTATCATCTCCTAATGTGCTTATGAGTTGACTTAGAAATTTTTTATCAAACATTAGTTTTCATCTATTTCGATCATAGGAGATATGCTTCTGCTTTCTTCCCATTCACTAGTATCTTCAACAATTTGTAGTTCTTCTACATTTGTTCCTTCAGTAAACCATTCGTAAGCATATGTTTTTTTATAATCTTTTACAGCTTCTGGTGTATCGGGAATAAATCCGTGAGGTGTTACAATTATAGTTGAAGCTGTAGCAATACCACAATCAGCATGAATTTTATCGATTGCTATTTTAGTACGTTTAGCAAATTCAACTTTTTTACCTTTATGTTGTACATTAATTTTAGAAGTACCACTATTTGTAACATTCCCAAATGTAATTACAATAGCAGCATCCCAATACATTGCATTTCCCCCTTTATTTGTCATTCTAGGTTGTGACATTGGTGTCAATGCTGGTTGTACTCCAGTCTTGTTAATTACAAAGAATGTGTTTGTATAAGGATATTTTTCTTTACGCGACAATGGAAATTGTTGATTAATAAAATTCCCAAATTGTGTAGCCATAGCACCAGCATTCCACATAGGATTGTTGTTACCTTGTTTAACACTCATTTCACATGGGATCGATCCAACTGAGTCCCAAAGAAATAGTAAATCGTAAGGTAATTTACCTTTTTTCTGCTCATCTAATATATCAGCAATGAATGCAGATACGTCTTCAATAGTGTTTAGTGATGATCTATCAACATATAGGAAAAATCCCTTGTAATCAACATCTTCTCCAGTTTCAGCATTAGATACTGCTTCAACTTCTAGTCCCATTTTTTTAGCATGAGCAAAATCCCATTTCATCTCTGTAATGATGAATACAGGTAATACTTCCATTTGTTGAGCGGCTACTGCTGCTTCAATTAATAATGTAGTTTTCCCTGTATCAGAACCCCCACGGGCAATAGTAACTTGCCCCATAGGTATTCCTTGAATAGATAATGCCTCAGTAACTGCGGGAGAGAAGGGAATCCATCTTTCTTTTTTAAACTTAGATGACTCTGATAGGAATTTTGATTTTTTAAAACTATCTAAATCAAATGGCTTACCAGGAGACGATTTTATAGCAATAGATGCCATATCGTTTAAGGTTTTTTTAGCCATAATTAAAATAAGTCGTTAAATTTGTCTGCTTTTGGTTGTTTTGTGTTTAAAGTGTAGTTAGGAGCTGGTGTTTCTGCTTTGTTTTCCCAAGGCAAATCATTAAATCCTTCTTCTTCATCTTTAGCAACAATAGGTTCGTCAGTATCATCTTCTTCAGGATTAGCCCATTTTTGGAAGATTTCATTTAAGCTCTCATAAGTATGTTTCTTGTTAATTGCGAAAATGTCCGGTTGTTCATCTAGGTATGAACGTAATGCATCTGCATCTTCTGTAATTTGTGTAGTTTTTACTCTTGGTGTAAGAATACATTTTACCACTTTACGACCTGCTACAGTATCGTCAACTCCTTCAACAATAAAATCACGTCCATCTTGGATGTCTGTAAAATCACCGTAATCTTCATTCATTGCTATATTCATTAATTGGGTGTAAATTTCTTTACCAAATTCCCATAAACGAACGCCTGATGCTTCTTCACCACGTACAATAACAGGTGCAAATACTCTCATCTTAGGAGTAATCTTTTTAGCCATCTGCCAGTGATCCGGGTTATCAGATTTACGAAGTTTTTGAGCTGCTTCTAAGATTGGGTCAGCTTCTCCCCAATTTGTTAAGGCCAAAATAGGTCCTTTAGTGTAACCATAGTGAAAGTAAACTTCACGAAATGGTGTTGACGTGTTAAATTTTGACGGAATAATACGAACTTGGTGTTTTCCCACTTTCGGTTTCCAAAAAATTTTGGAATAGTCAATTTTGTCTTTGGTTTGTCCTTTACTTTGAAAAGAGTCCAGTTTTGATTTGATTAAAGATAAATCCATAACATTTTTTAATTTTAATAATTATAAGTAAGATAAATGTACAAAAGGAAAATTAGGAAGCCAAATTAGACTTCAACAATAGTGTGGATTTTTGTATGTACTTTTCTTAAACCGCCTTCTTGAGTAAGTAAAATTACATTACGATGATCAGGCCAATTTACTCTGTAGTTGGTATCAAGTACACCTTGATTTAGTTCACGAATTAAAGCATTTAAAGCATTAATTGTGTATAAAGTATTAGATTCTTTTTTTCTATGTAGTAATATTGTACTAGGTAGAGCATTTTTAGATACCGTATTCATTACATCAATATTATAGGTCAAAATTAACTCGTCAGTATCCGGAGAGGATAAAACAAATATTTTATTATATAAAATAGAATAGCGGTTTGTAAGGGCACCTAGCACTTCATCTAATCTATCATGTGCAATAAAGGTGCAAAATAATTTATTTCCTACCATGTCATCAATAACAATATCGTTAAATTCATAACTAGTCATAAATATGTGATTTTGGTTCATAACCTGTGTTTTTCTATTTTAAATTATTATAATTTGTTCCTGTTTTAACTCGAGTTGGGTATTTTAATTTTGCTATGATTTCACCAATTTTCTGCGTTTCTTCGCGCGAAGCATCTATAAGCACGGAGTCATATGTATAAAGCACTATACGCGATTTTAATGGCCTAAACTCGCTAAATAACGCATGTAGTTGCTCTACATTCTGAGATGTTTCAAAGTTTTGAATATAGTAATTGAGTATTTTTTGAGGTGTTGGGTTTTCAATATCTTTTAAATGAAATGTTTTACCTGAGGGTGTTGTAAATGAGCCACCGTGTTGGATTTCGTCCCATAGACTATCTGTAAACATGTCAACTTCCCTAAAGAATGGCTTGTCTTTAAATTCTTTTCGTATTCCTCCATATAAATTTTGAAATGTAATTTCCTTTACTTTAGATATATCTGGTTCGTTAAGTAATTGAGCGATTTGAATGTAAACATTAGTATCATAATCAAATTTGTATCCTATTATATCACCTAATAAGCGGGGGTGATAACCGTTAAAATCAAACTCCATAAATAAATCATTACCCGGAATAAAACATTGACGCTCTCCGTTTTCTTTGTTTAAAGCAGCATAATTTATATTATTGAAGGAATTAGAAGGACGTCCAGTAAGAGTATATAAATTATAATTAGTATAAGCTCTTCCTTGTTTGATTGAAAAATGCGGTGTAAGATGGTTTTCATGATATTTAATAAAGCATTCTTTGTCTAATCTAATACCTTCTTTTTCAATTTTAAAAAATAAATCAATTTGTTTATTTACATAGTCAGTATTTTTAACAATATAAGGTTTTATTAACTCATAAATCGCTTCACAATACTCATAATGTTTAGATATAGGGATCAATTCATTAACATTCTTTAACGAACCTAATTCTCGATAAAAATTAGACATTAATGTAGATTCACATTTGCTTAAATCAAGTTTAACACCTTTAACAATACTACGTAATGTTAAATCATTTATTTTACCACTTAAAAAGTATTTAGTGTATTTTGCATCAATAGCATATAATTCTTTTTCAGACAGGAATTTTTTAAGTGGTTGCCATTTTAGACTTAGTGATTCGTTATGTTTAATGCAGAATATATATCCTTTATCATCGAACGGTTTTACATAAACTAATGATACTTCAGATATAGCAGGATGGTAATTGTAATTGTTCGATATTACATGAACAAAACATTTATCAAAAGGCGGTAAAAATGGTAATTGAGATTCCTTCTCTATCAAATAAAACATAACCTTATTTATTTATTCGCTAAATATACGAATAAAATTTTAGGTACCCAAAAAAGCTGCTAATCCTGGCATTTGTTTGTTAACTTCTTCTAGAGTTTGGGTAGTTGAATTATAAGATATTACTTGATAATTAGATGAAGGTTGATTAGCTAATTGATTATAAGCATTTTTATCTATTTCTTTAATCGAAATATTTGAAGTGCCTAAATCTTTATAAAAATAACGTGTTGGGGAAGAATTATTTGAATTTATAGGTAAATTCTTTAAAATAGGGATTGACCCAGCAGCAGCAATAGTAGATGCTGCTGTTGATGCTATGTTATATGTTTCTAATGATTTTGAATTATCATCAAATGTTTTACCTGTGGAATATTTACTTCCATTTACTATATTATAAAATCCAATATACGGTACTTTATTACTTATATAACGTAGAGCAATATTTTTTCCTATACCAATACCATTAGTATATAAACTTTCTTGAATTCGGCTTTTAGGTATTGGTCTCATTATAATACTATTATTTCAGATAATTTTGTATTTTCATTTATATCGTACCCATTTTGTTTAAAATAATTTACTATATAATTAATATATTGTTTAGGTTTATTTGCATCTGACTCTGGGGCATATTTGTTTATATATTGGGATAGAGTTGCATTTTTAGGATATGTTGAGCTTTTTCCATTTATTATTAGGTCTACTTGTGCTGCCGATGCTTTTATTCCATCTTCTAAAGATGCATATTTAACAAATTTACTTCTACTTCCTTCTCCTCTTCCAACTGTAGGAATACTACCTACAGGGCCTGTAAAATTACCTGGGTTGTTTAGATCAAAATTAATATTGCCTGGTCTGAATCCTTCTAATTGAGCTTGTGCTGTTAAAAGTAATTTTATACCATTTGATCTATTAGATAAAGCTTTATCTCTAGCAGGGACGTAAGTATCTTGTATAGCTTGTGATGATGGTATTACTATACGTCGACCACCAACATTAATAATTGTTGCTCCAGGATATTGTTGATTATTCCATTTTTTCCAAACATCTGCCCCTTGAGAATTTTCAAATACAATAGGAAAAGCACTTAATTCAGTTATCCAATCATTTCCTGATATTTGGTGTCCTAATCTAGTTACAATGTATGCTATGTCTCGACCCTGGGTATTTCTATATCCTTTAGGAACAATATCTTGGTTAATTTTAAATAGGTTTCCTATAATTATACCTCCAATACCATCTAAAGTAACAGTTAATTCTGTTGGAATGATAGTTTTAAATCTATTTCGTGGATCAAATCTATCTAAATTAGACAAGAAATCTCTATAGGCAAAATCTAAACCACCGTAAGCATAATTATTATCATCTTTATTTCTTGTACCATTTATATATTGAAAGTAATTATATATCTTAGTTAAAAAGGGTAAAATAAAAGAAGCAAGACGTTCAGATTTAGACAATGCTATAGCAGAATTAAAATCTTTTTTAGGTATTAATCTATCTTTAATCCCTTCATTCCAAGCAACTAATGTAGCATTATCATACCCTAATTTCCCTATACCAGTAGCATCTTGAGCGGATATTGCTATTATAGAACCCATCTCAGGAAATATTTTAGATGAGAATTTATAATCCCTAACTACTGAGTTAAGGTTATGGAGTTGAAGAGTAAATATATCTTTGGTTGGGTTTCCGGTAAAATTAATATCAATAATTCTACCTATGGCATTTCTATTATCTACTTGAATATCAAAACTGTTTACGTTTCCTAAACTATTTTGAACATCTCTCATAATACCTTGAATATAATCTCGTATAGAAATTGTATTTTTGTTTTGAGTATCATTAGAAGCAGTATTTTTAGAAATAGCTTGTTCGTATAAATAGTTTAAATTAACATATATGTTTGAAATATATCCTAGTTGTTTTGTATTACTATTGTTATCTTCTAAAAAAGGTAATGCAAATTTAGATGAAACATTTGATGCTGCTTGAGCAACTTGATTAGCTACTACAGGAATTTGGCTTTCTAAGATTTGTTGAAGTCGAGTATCTAAAGGAAGATTAGTAAAATATTTGTTAATAAGTTTTAAAGCATCATCTTTTTTAAAAACTTTATTAGTATTATCTTTTACAGGATGTCTTGCTTCAACACTAGCAACGATATAATCATCTATTAAACTTGTAAGTAAATCGGTATATGCTGTATTAGCGGCCTCTGTTTGCTTTGGATAAAATAAATCAAAAAAATTAATTTTAAATTCTCCTGTTATATTTTGTGAAGAAATAGCTTTAAAAGAACTACCATCACCAAAAGTAATTCTAGGTGTACCATCATTATCATATGTTATACTTGTTATAAAAGCTTTTAATTCATTTGATATATCAATAAAATCTTGTTCAAAATTTCCATCATATCTATAATAATTAAGTTTTCTAAAAGGTTCTCTAAGAATCTGCCCAGGATCATCAGTTACAATTAAATCGTCAGTTCCAGCTAGTTTGAATTTAGGAATAAATCGATTTAATTTACCTATAAATTTACTAGAAACAGCTCCGGATATATCGGGTTTAGGAAGAGTAATGAGCGCAGATTGAGGAGTTGTACCTTCAGGAATTTGTATCTCTAAATTATTCCAATTATCATTTCTAACATAACACACACCTAAATTAGTAGATAATGCTAAAGGACTAGCAATACACTTAAGAGATATGGCATATTCATTAGATGTAGTATTTTCTTTACTATATTTTATATAACTTTTTGATTTGTAATCAGTTTCGTATGTTACTACTTCAGAAAGTGGTTGATTTTTAGCTCCTTTAGGAAGCACATAAGTGCTAATTAAATCACAAAAACTACCTAATGTTATATATATTTCAGATTTTGATTGAGGTCCTAAAGGTTTTTGTAATCCACCTCTTTCATTTTTATCGTCTTTTACTTCTAATTTATAAAGATAATATTTATTACCTGTATTATTATCTACAATAGTATCTGTTGATCCTCCAGGATATCGATCAGCACTATTCCACAATTCTTGTATTAACCCCGGAATTATTCCTTTTTCATAGGATTCAATAAGTTGAGTAGAATTAGCGGGAGTATTAGTAGAAAGTTGTAATATTCCTTTTCCAGATCTATTAAATGCTATAGTTTCTCCAGGAATCCAATTACATTTAAGTGATTCTAAAACTTCACCTAATGATATTATTGAAGTAGTACAATCATACCCACCATCATCTCTAGCAGACCAGTTATAATTTTTAACATATCCTAATAAAGCATCATAGGTCCCACCACTTTGGTCAATTAATTCATAAATTTGAGCAAAAGCATCATTTAGTGTTATATTTTTTTGATTTAATATGTCGTAGTTAGGTAAGGCACCATTTGCTCTAGCAAAATCCCAACCAAATTCTAAGAGTACAGTATAACCTGGGCGCATATAGAGAATTTCTAATTCTTCTAATTGTTTAATATCCCAACATGTAAATGTTACTGTTGCTTCTTGAAGTGAACCATATGCTCCTTTTGATTGAATACTTACATTAGTAATACCAGGCATTGGTCTAATACCTGTTCTGTTTTTAATGGTAGTTGATTCTCCCGTTATTGAAATATTACTGTAAGCGGCGGATGAATCTCCTATCCCTTGTCGTTGAGAAAATTTATCTTTATCACCCTCAATAGAATGAAATAAAGTTCCACCTTGTAAAACATAGTTTTTTGCTAAAGCAGAAGATCCCTCATAATCAACTCCAGATGTCATTCGCACCCAAGCTGAACGAGAATTAAGTTGATGAAGAAAGGCAGGGGTTCTAGTTGCCATTCCATCTTGTCTTCGCTTTAATTCTGTTTGAATAAACGCAGGAAAGGTTTCTCTAAATATTGACATAACATTTTATTTATTATAAGTATTGAATATAGTTAAAACATTGTTTATATTCGTAGGTATTCTTAATTGAGTCCCAGGTACCGGAAATAGAGAACCCAGTGTAACATTATTGTTTATAGCAGCAATAACCCACCATAAAGATGCGTCTTGATAGTAAGTATAAGCTATTAAATCTAATCTATCTCCTTCTACAGTAACAACATATAAATCATTCTCTGATGGTGGTATGATGGGAAATTGTTTAGCTTTATAATATTGCTTCCCAGCACCAAATGGTGAATCAATTGTTGTAGTTGTTATATCTGCTTTATTGTATATCATATTATTTTGATGTAGCGTTGGTTCCTATTGGTATCTTATTATTTGTTCCAAATATGTCTGTTAACCATTCATTTTGATTACTTTGTCTATCAACCATAAACGCTGGTAGGTTTTCCCAATCACGTACGGGATTTCCATCTTTACCAGGTATTGTGTTTAGAGTTCCTGGGAATTTGCGAGGAACAAAATCATGGACAGGAGCAAATGTCATTTGTATAGTCATTACGTGTGGTAATTCATATAAATCTCCTCCAGTTTCTGGTTCATCTATGGCTATTTCCCAAGGTGAATCATTACCTATAGTATATGTTAAATTTTTAATTATTCCTGGTTGTCTAAACATGTAATCCCCTAGCGTTAATTTCATATATGGGCCTCTCATTACATTGTTACTATAGTCAGGCATTGTATTTGAATACAAATAATTTAATTTCTGCCACATTGGTTTTAATTCAGCTTCAGACATTGCTGCTACTTGAAGCGTAAAAGATATGTTTCTTTCAAATCCTTTGTAAATATAAAAAGGTTCTCCGCGTCCTACATAATTTACTGTATTCCAAGATGGATTTGGTGTATCTGTAATGTCTTTAAGATACGAACGAAATATCATCCAAACACTAGGGCCTGTTGGATCATCATTATCGACGGCTTCAATTCTAAATTTAATTAAGTCTCTTACTCTAGTTGGCTTTGAGTTTCCTGGGATTTTGATATAAGATGATCCAGGAGCATCTGAAGCATAATATAGTGGGGTTAAATTAACTTCATCAGAAATTCCATTAGCTTGACTTAACCCTAAACGATAATCTATATTAAATGTTCTTAAATCTAAATTTTTATATTTAGACTTTCCAGTTATATTAAAAACTATAGGAGATGTAACTGTATTTTCATTATTAATTGTACCTTCTCCAAGGGATCCTGTATTTTTATTAACAGTAGCAGTTCCTACTCTATTATTAGAAGTTTGATTATCGATTGCCGTTTTTAAAGCAGTATAATTTTTAGCAGCTCCGTAATTAATAACATCTTGACCAAATTGACTATTGTCCGTAGTATTAGAAGTTCTATTTGGGGAATAAGGAAGAATATTATTGCTTGTTTCTATTGAAGCAACATTATTGTTTAAATATTGAAGCGATACTCCTTGAGCATTATAATAATTTGGGTTAGGTGTTGGGTATTGATAAGGATTAACCCCCGTATCTCCATTTATGTTATTTAAGTTAAAACCATTTTGATTAATTTCAAGTGGTTTAGTTAAAGGTAAATATTGAGGATTGTTTAATGTAAAATTAAAACGAGGAATAGTAGTAATTCCTATACCATCAATAGAACCAGGACCACTAATATACGAAGCTATATTAGCATTTTCATTTTTTTCTAATTTAGCTTTTAATCTAACTAGTCTATTATTAGCTCCTTGAGCTTCTTGATTATTATTAAATGCAATATTTTCATATTTAGCGCTATCTGCTTGAATTGGTAAAAGACCGTGTCTAGTAATATGTCCTCCAAAAGCATTAAGAGGGACTTGAAGTAAAGTATTAACACCACCATTATAGATACGAGTAGTACCTACATTAGCATTAAAATTATCACCCCCTCCAAAAAGTGTACTAAAGTTTCCTTGTAGTACATTATTTAAAGTATTCCCTGCACCTAAAGGTGCTTCCAACTGTGGGTTAGATAACTGTAGCCCAACTTGTTTAATTAAAAACAATGGGCCTTGTGGTGCATCTTTTAAGAATTTACCAATACGAATAAAGTCTTTAGCTGAGGCATTTGTTGCCCCAGTAAATCCTCCTCTGATTAAACCACCGTCTATCCCCACAGCATCGTTAGGATCGGCTTGTTGGTCTAAAGCAGGAGGAATGGGTGTGGTAATATATGGAGATCCACTATCACCACCTCCTATTGTATCATGTCCGTATCTTAAATTCCTTAGATTAGTTAATGAAGCCTGTTGGAATATACCCATTACTAAGTTTTAGGTAGGTGGATTATCTAGATATTTAAACCCAGGTGCATTTCTATTTGTTGCAGTATTTGCTGAATCTCCTTCTTCTAATATTGATGGTGTTGGTATAAATGGTACAAATCCACCTGCTATTACTTGAATAGGTGGGTTTCCATTTATTGAATACTGATCGTGGCGTGATCCTGGAGGGTTAGGATTAACGTTTGGTTGAAACGTTGGTGGCACTTGCCCTCCATTCCATTTAGGTACTGTATTAGAGTACGAAGTTGGAGTTAATAATAATTGTTTTAGTCCCATATTGATATTATTTTAATGTTTATTATAAATATTAAATTAAGCTAAATTATAGTTACCTTTAACTAATGCTGTTCCTACTCTATCTCCGGACATAATAATAGTTCCTGATTTGTTATATAATTGTCCTACACCATCTTTAACACCTTTCATAGTGTCATTAAGTGAAGCAATAGCGTTAACTATTAATGAATTGTCTTGAACAACTGCTGTTTGTTGTTGTGGTCTGCTAATCATATCACCTATTCCGGGAGCAACTGCTATATCATCATTATCACTTAGTGAAAATAATCCACCTTCTTTAGTTGATACTATTGTTTTACCTTTAGAATAAGACATATCTCCCACATTAGTAGCATCTTCTTGAAAAGCAGTATAGGCAGCTGCAATACCTGTTACAGCAGCAGCAATAGCAATAGCAGCAACACCAAATGTAAGAGCAGACGCAGCTGTAGCTGATCCAGCTGCTAATAAACCTGCTTGAACCGCAGAAGCAGCTAACCCCGCTACTAATTTAGTAAATGAAATAGCGGCTATTGTAGTCATAACTCCATATAGAACTACAGAATTATCTAATAATTTAGCTATCATATCAGCAAATTGTCCTAAAGGACCTCCAACTATCTTTCCTACAATATCTTGCATTTTTTCCATAGCAAGATTAAATTTATCTTGAGCGTTTAATGCTTCTACTCTATTGGCAACTTCCTCACCACTCATAGCAACAATTTGCTCTCGTGACATACCCAAATATTGTTGTTTTAATAATTGGTCTGAAAGTTCATCAGTGGTTTTACCCATCATATCTGCTATCTTCTGTTGAGCAATAACATTCATGTTAGAAAAGTTATTAAAATCAATTCCTTGATTTGCTAACTCTTTCATTTCCGTTGTTAAATCTCCAGTTAAAGCAGCAGTACGAGCACGTTCTAAATTAAATTGTCTTCCAGTAATTAATTCAGCTTGTAATTCGTTTTCAATAGATGATTCAAAGTCAAGTAATGCAGCTCCAGATTTTTTAGCGCTTTCTAAAGTAGTACCTAATAATTTAGCTTGAACAACAGCTTCAGTTAATGCTTTAGGATTACCCTTTAACATAGCTAATGTTTGACCAGTTATCTTACCTACTTCTTCCATAACTTCTCTTTGGTCTATTTGAATACCATTTTGAGAAGATAATGCTTGTGTAGTTTGATAAACAGTATTTTTAACGTCTTTAAATTCTAATCCGTTTGCTTTAGTAAGTTTAGCTAAACCTCCTGCTGCTTCTTCACTAATTCCAAGCTGTTTAGTTAATTTGATGAACTGTATGTTCATGTCATTGCTAAAGCGAGAATTAAATCCTAATTGTTTACCTAATTCAGTATTAGCAGCAACCATTCTTTCAGTGTTAACTGATATCTCACCAGAAGCTACAGCCGCGTCGTTAAACCCTTGTCTTAAAGCATATGCTTCTTCTTTACTTGCAACTAAACCTTTTTGTATTCTTACTACTTGATCAGAGGCACCAAATGCTATTTTTTTAATAAATTCAAATATGGCTGAGAACGGGTTGAGTAAGGCTTTGAT